AGCAGATAGGTAGTTTCCAGTTGCTTCAACATTACCACTTACAGTGGCATTGTTAGTTACAGATAAAGAATGAAGTGTTGCTAAATTGCTGACACCTAATGTGCCACCAATAGTTTGATTTCCTGTCGCAGTAATATCAACGACATGTAAATCAGACCATTTCTTTGCAGAAGTACCTAATGCATAAGAATCGTCAGCATCAGGAATAATACTTGATTGAACGTCGGCACCGAAGACAACATTGTCTGTATCGGCATCACCGAGTGTTAGTGTTCCACCATTAAAAGTTGTAGTACCAGTTACGGTTAAATTGCCACCAACATCAACATTACCAGTAGTTGTAATACTTGCTAAGCTAAGAGCAGCAGAAGTGTTTACGTTTGTTAAATCGTTAAGTGCAAGTTCGACGCCACCTTGTGTGGATCCGTCATGCACACGTAGAGCATAATTCGTAGTGTTTACTGTGACTTCACCAACAGCACCTGTAAAGCCATTGTTTTGTGTCGCAGTTCCACGTCTAAGTTGTATTTGTGTTGGCATCTAAATTTCCCTAACTATAATGAACCAAGATCTATCTGACGTAGATACCCAATTCCACCCATGCATTCATAGGTTTTAAAGTTTGTTCTTATTCCAAACGCATCAAGTGTCCCAACACCAAAGTCGCCATAGTCTCCAGTTGGAAAGACTCCGTGTATAACTGTATCGTTAAGTACGTTATCAGTTACGCCACCAGCAGATGCATCGAAGAAATCGATAGCACCAGTGCTGTCCTTGAAATAAAGTTTTTTGTCAGCATAGTTTAATGCTAACTCTCTATATTCAAGAGAGGATGGAGTTGAACTAGCAACTCCAGAGCCTTTGATTTTAATTACGTTTGCCATTGATGGTTTCCTTACTTACTATTTATTAATAAGTACCACCATCAAGATCTCCGTAAGTCAATGCACTACCAGCACTATTAACTTGTAACACAGTGCCAGCATTACCCATTGCTAATTTAGCTAGAGTAGTTGCGCCACTTGCGTATACTAAGTCACCTACTGTGTAAGAAGATAAACCAGTACCACCATAACCAGCAGCAATAGTTGTTCCTTCCCATGTACCAGTATCGATAGTACCTAAAGTTGTAATTGATGTTTGACCAACGTAAGTTGAAGCAATATCAATATCATTTGCATTAACAGTAATTCTATTTGCAGTACCAACTACGTCAAGAACACCATTTGTTAATGTTAAACCAGCACCAGATACATTTGAATCTAATTCTAATTGATCTGAACCATTTACATTAAGACCACCATTAGTAGAAACGTTAACATCAATAGTATTACCAGTTTTGCTTAAAGCAATACCAGCAATAATTTGACCAGCACCAGAGAACTGAGAGAATTGTAAACTGTCAGTACCAAGAACAGCATTACCAGTTACGTTAGATAATACCCAACCTGAGTCAGCATTTACAGTTCCTGATTCAACGAAAGTAAACATACCACCAGAAACTTCGTTTCCAGGATTGTTGTCAGCATCAGTTGAACGAGACCAGTTTCCAGAAGTTGAAACTACGTAGATACCATTTTCTGTTTGATCAGTTTGATTCTTAACAAGAACACGATCGCCATCAGTCAATGCAACACCATCAACGCTTGCTTGAGTTCCATCAAGAGCAATGTTTTCAGTAGTCGCAACTTTAACTGAATCTTTAACATCTAAACCAGTCTTAACAGCATCAACATATGATTTAGTTGCAGCATGGTGTGATTGTGTTGGTTCAGCAACATTCACGATGTTGTTGCTGTTCATGTCTAGATTACCAGTGAAAGATGGAGTAGTAGCTTGTAAAGTAGTGAATGCACCATATGCAGGATCAACAGCACCAATCATTGTTGTGTCGATTGATCCACCAGAGATAATTACGTTTGAAGATGTTACATCACCAGTAATGTCACCAGTTACATCACCAGTCACGTTACCAGTTAAGTTAGCAGTAATTGTTCCAGCAGAAAAGTTTCCACTTGCATCTCTCGCAACGATTGTGCTAGCAGTATTTAATTCAGTGGCATCTGAGGAGATAGTTACTGTGTCGCCTGTAATCGAAGTAGAAAGATGACTTGCGTCACCATTGATTGTAAGTGAATCAGTTAATAGATCAACACCATCACCTGTGCCTGACTCGGCATTAACAGATAATGAAGTCGCTACGTTTATTGTTCCAGCAGCAGTGACACGTCCTTTTGCGTCAACTGTAATCTGAGGAATTGCTGTTGCAGATCCGTACTGTCCACCAGTTACACCAGTATCAGAAAGATCTAATGTTACAGCAGCAGTTTCAGATCCTGAGCCAACAACGACTAAGTTTGAGTTACCAGCATCTGCTAAAGTTGCTAGGTAATTACCAGTTGTTTGTGTGCCTAATGTAACCGAGTTAACGTCAATGCCTGCGCCATCGATTGCACCAGAAAATCTTGTTGCAGTGATTGTGCCAGCAGCAAAGTCGCCATTCGCATCACGTTTAATAATTGTGTTAGCAGTATTTGCAGATGTTGCTGCATCAATACTGTCTGTGAAATATTTACCACCAACCACGTAGTGATTCGCAGCATTACCATTTGTCTCAGTACCAATACCAATATACAGTCTTTCGCCACCATTTGAGCCATTGTCAGGTAACGCTGAATATGCAAGTTCTCCAGCAGCAAGGGTAGTTGGATTACCTGCTACGGAAGATCTTTTAATTCTAATTAACGATGCCATTTGTTATATCTCCTAATTTTTAGAATTCCCCAGCGTCCATGTTTTGAGCATTGAGGTTTATGGTAGACGTCCATTTTGACGTTGTGGATCGGTACACCAATACTGAACCATTCACTAATCCCTCTGCTACTACGTCTACTTCCGAGTTTTCAGAGAGTGGGAGACCAGAAGTCTGCCCTGATGTTATTTGACCAGATGACGTCGAGGAACTTGTACTACTACCTGAACTTGTAGTATCAGCAGCAGTAACCTGTGTCTCTAGCGTACTTCCTTCTTGCGTATTTAAGTTGGTTGTTACTGTTGACATTTATTACCTCGTTGTTTCTGGACTTAAAGTTACTATTCCTTCTATGACTCTAGACTTTTTACCTGCAGGAGATGTTAATTCAATATCATAAACATACCTACCAGCAGGAATTGCCGAAGTCTGAGTATTAGTCAGAGTTAATATAATTCTTCCAGTCGCTGGATCATTTCCAAACAAAGCAGCAGTAAATGGATAACTTGTAGTTGATCCATGTCCTTTTCTTATTTGACTCGCCACAGTATATCCAGTCAGATTACGTGGTGATCCAGAACTATCATTAATAGTTATGATGTTCTCATAATCAGATCCTTGATCGATAAAGAAATCTACTATTATTGCCATTCCGTTTCTCTTCTTATTTAGTTAGAATTTAATTTCTAACCCATCCATATGTTGTATTTGTATACACATAGGTATTAGTTTCGTAACTTGTTAGAGTTTGACTTACTACAGTCGCACCCTCAATCTTTTGTCCTGTATTTGGAACAATATTAACTGTTCCAGTAGCACCTACTTTTGCAATACGCACAGTGTCGCCTAATGACGCAACAGGTAAAACTAGATTAATAGTTGCACCTAAGCCATCAGCGAAATAGTGATTACCAGCAATTAGAGTTTGGCTAGCAGAAATAATCTCGTACGAATTAACAACAGACTTTCTTGGACCAGTCGATAATTTTGAAGCAGTGATCGAACTGTCAGCTACTGTGTTTACTGATTGCTGTTTTGATAAAAAGACAGCAACTAATTTAACAGAAGATGCAAGAGCAGCACCAGAAATATTGATTGTCGATCCACCACCAGAAATTGTATAATCAACTTCAGGTGTTAAAACTAAACCATCTTTTGTAATCAGTACACTTGATGCACTACCAACAGGATAGTCTAGGAGGAACGAGGTGTCGCTATTATTAGTAGCGAACACCTGTTTCTCGAAACTTCCGTATGTTGGTTCTCTTCCAAGATAAGGCACGATTTCTCCCCCTTACGCTTGAGATTCAGACCAAGAAATTTTTCCTGATACCTGCATTGGCGAAGCACTACTAATTCCAGAAGTATCTTGTGGCTGTACCGCAACAGTCAATAAGTCTGGACCAGCAGGGAACACCGAGTCACCACCCATAATAGAGTTACCCATGTCGATCAACTTATCAAGATCGATCTCAATCGAACCAGCAGATGATTTAGTCGAGAAGATAACAGTACCACGTTGGATAATGTCACCTGTGTCGTGCGAAATCAATTCTGATAGTGATGGAGCAGCAACCTTATCATAAGTCAATTTACTTGGTAATCCGTTAAGGATGAAGAAGATCTCCACGTCCTTGTTGGTTGTAACACCAGCAGATTTTAGTTTTAATTGCATTCGGTTAATAATCTCACGTTCACCGACAGCACCTGTTAGACCAGAGTCAACAGATGGAGCAAGACGAATAGAGATTAATGGAATTGGTCGAGTTAAGTCAACTGAACCATTACCGAACGCTGTTTCACCGATGTTCAAAGTAGCACCACTAGCAATTTGAGAGTATCCAACTGGAACCACTTTAGTTGCAGGGTATGAAGCATAGACTTTAGAGTTTGCACCAGAAACAATAACCTGAGTAACATAAGATTTCTCAGGAAGAATGTCGCTAGCGTCAGAAATTAACTGACCCACTTTGACTAATGCAGCATTTGCAGCACTTACTGGAAGAGCATACACGTAAACACGATTAGCGTTTAATGTAATTTCTTCGAAAGTAGAAGCACCAGCAGTCGTAAAGGACTGAGCAGCACCCTGTGCAAACACCATTGGTTTAGAGTTAGCAGTAAACAAGTATGATTCGTCGTCATCGAACGTACCATCCATAATGATAGAAGTACCAAAGTGGAATAGAGTAGGAGCAGAAGATGGGTTATTACCATTTTCAATCTCGTATCTTCCAGGTAAGTTACCAGAACGGAAGTATGATTCGTTCAATTTGTTGTTGTGAATATATTCGTGGAAGTAATGGACGTGTCCTTTTCTATCCTTGAATCCGTAACGAATCTTACCAGCACCATACCATGAGTAGTCGTGGTATGCCATCTGAATTTTGTGTACGTTAAACACGTATCCAGTTGGACCAGTTCCATCCATTGGGTCGACTGAGAATTCAGTACTTGGTGTTTTCACATCAACAGTTTTTGTAATCTTAATGTTTCTTGCAGTTACACCTTTGTAAGCTGGTTGAACAACTAATCGGTTATCTGAAGAAATTTCAACGATTCGATAAGACTGTCCACGAATAACAATGTTATTACCAGCGTTTAGCTGAGTAGTAAACGAAGTATTGTTACCAGTGATAACCTGTGAACCGAATGACGCATTAACTGTACCAGATAACTGTAGTGTTGAAGAACGTCTTACTGCGTATAGATCTTGACCATCGTATTCAAAGAAGAATCCGTTTTGATCATCGAACATACCTGCACGAATTGCAGAGTCACGCCAAGAGTCACGAGAGTACTCTGGGAATCCTGCAGCTTTTTGCTGAGTAGGAACAGAACCAACGAGGTAAGTGTAAGTAAACAAGTCACTAACTGATGCAACAGAGAATGTTCCGTTGTATACGTTGTTACCAGTAGTAACTACAGCTTCAGACATAATAATCTGATCGTTCAGTTTTAAGTTATGTGGCTCTTGACATCTAACTGTCACTACGTTAGCACCAGTAGCATCAGAGAAAGTCAATGAAGCAACTGTTTTCGCAGGTGAGAAGTTAATTGCGTATGAGTTTTGAATACCTTTACCAGACTGATAACGGAAGTACTTACGAGATTGACGAACAATCTTACTGTTTGGTGAAGTACCAGCAGTAATATCCACACCACCATCGAATGATTTGTGTAGAGAGTATCCATCAGGACGTAAGTTAGACTGAGTTAACAAGAAGTATTCCGCATTTGCAAATGCAGCTGGGAAAGTACCAGTAATGTACAACTGTTCATCAGTAGTAATAACGTCTACAGTAAATCCTTGTAAACGACCATCAACCACGATCCAAATTGTATCACCACGTTTGTAGTCTGATAAGAACTTAGTACCAGAACCAGTTAATCTGTTTCCATTGATTGCACCAGCAACTGAACCCTCTTGAATTGTAGACTTAACAAGAGAAGTAGTTTCTAGATATTGTGTTTCAGTAGCTGAAGCAGGAGTTAACTGAATACGTTGTCCAGCTAGAGCAGAAGCATAAGATTCTGCAATTAGAGTTTCGTATTGGTTAATTGGAATCGCATACAATGCAGTAACGTTGACGTTATTGATAATATCAGTCGCCTGACTGTTTTGATTGTAAGTTAATTGCTCACCTTGATACAAGTTGTGTGGTGTATAAGGAGAGGAAACTCCCAACGTAATAGCGTCAGTACCCTGTGACACATCGTTAAACGCATCAAATTCGTATTGTCGTTTTGGAATCTCAAAGTCTGCAGAAACTACGAATTGGTTTGTTGTAGGAATCGAAGTGATGTTATAAACACCATCGTATGCTCCTTCAAGAGAGTTAACAGTAAACGTTTGTAATCCACTACCAGCTGAAGATAATAGAATATCACCAGAGACAGCACTGATTTGGAAACGAATTTCCCACCAACGTGACATACCAGAAACTGTAAAGTTAATCGCAGAAGTTGGAGACGCAGTAACTTGAATAGATTTTTTAGCAGGTGAACCACTGTTTACTAACAACGCAGAAACGTTTTTAGCAACCCAAGTTGGATCGTCTAGCCATACGCTAGTATCCTGACCACCAGATCTACCAATACTGTATGATGTTGCGTCTGCAAAGTTAAGAGTTACGAACTCGTTTCGAGCAGAGAAGTCACCACGGAACTGAACACCAGTAATTGTTACGTTAGCTGGTAAGAATCCGATAGGTGTTTCAACATCAATAGTAAACGCTTGGTTCTGTGCGTTAGAACTTGAACCAAATGCAGTTGTAGTTGCAGAGTTACTGTTGTCAGCAACAGATGCATCTTTAACAATCAAACGAGAGTCGTTTAGATATTGTAGTGAGTAGATTGTGTTGTTTGTTAATCCACCAATTACAGTACCAGCAGTAGTATAACGTGCAGTAGCAGTACCTACGATCTTATGGTTTTGGATGTAGATAGAGTTGTAAAGTGGGTTAACTTTTTGTGTTTCGATTGAGAACTCTTCAGGGAATTCAGAAATATCATCAGTGTTTGGTGTCTGATTAATCTGTAATCTGAAGTAGTTATCAGAAACTACAGAAACAGTAGCATTGAATGTTGTTTGAGCAATAGCAACTGAGTTACCATTACCATCAACAAACGCAAATCTGTTTGTAGTTGAATAGTTTGTTACTGTAACAAGAGCAGAATCGCCATCTTCTAGTCCGTGTGCTTGAGCGTAGATCAAGTTACGGAAAGATGACAAGTCTTTTGCCATACCGTAGTAAATGTGAGTACTGTTGCTTGAGTATTCTTCTCTGTTTGGATCGTTATAGTTTGTAGTAAGAATACCAAGACCATTAGAAGTAGTTACTTGATAGTTGTATCTAATAATACCAGTACCGTAACGACCATTGTTTCTTTGGTTAACAAGATATGAATAGTTATCTGCAGCGTTTTGATATGCAGTTCCAGGAGTACGTGATTGGAAAGCAAAAACTCTTGCTCCAGCATCACGACCTAAACCGAATGTAGCTTGCGATAAGTCAGAACCAGAATGGTCAGCGTTCATTGTAGTAGGAACGTCACGGAATCTGATATAGTAAATAATACGGAAACTGTTTGTTGGGTTACCGAATTTGTCTCGAGTAATAACAGAACCAGTTGCTTGGTAAGTCACACTAATGTAGTATCTAGATGAAGACAAGTAGATACAACGTGTAACGTCTAAGTTTGGTGATTCTGTTGCAGTGTTAGAACCTTTACCACCAACGTTGTAACTAACGTTACCTGAACCTAAACCAAGATAGTTTCTTCCAGTAAATGTAGTTGAAACGTAGTTACCACCACCAGCTAAGTTACCACTGTGGTAGATGTTGTATACAATTGATTCAACTGGAACACGTCCAGTGCCCATATGGTTGGTAATATCCCAAGTGAATGAGTTAGAGTTTGTATTGTTTACGTTTCCAATATCATAAGAACCAGTAACGTTTGAACGAATATTACGCATATAGAATGAAGTGTAACGATCGTTACCAGAGTTACCCTCAACTTTGTAAACTAGACCAATACGTGGATGACCACGAGTAATGTCTAGACCAGTTAAGTTTACTCTAGATGCTAGAGTTTGATAGTCTGTGTAAAGTTCGATTGTGTCAGCATCGATTGGATTAGCGTAGTAAACTGTACCATCTACTAAACCAGCATTGGTTTGACCACGAACCTGAGTTTGGAAAAGAATTGCTGCGTTTGCAGACAATCCGTGTGCAGTCCAAGTAATTTGATCTAGTGTTGTGTCAATGTCAACAGCAGAAAGATACTTAACATAAGTTGGTTCCCAGTCCCATGTAACAACAGGGAATTCTAGGTATCCACCACCACCGATTGGAGTAGTAGCATCAACTGTGTTTGTAACTGTTAATTCTGCAACTGAGTCAACATAAGGACGTCCATCAGGAGCAGTCAATGTTGGATCAGCAATCTCAAGAATTTTTGGTCCGATAGTATTACGTAAGTAAACTTTTGTACCAACGTTTAATCCGTGAGTTTCAGAAGTAGTAATTGTAATGTTTGAAGGATTTGCTTCATCAGTTACAATAGCAGATGTTGATAGATCGAGGTTAAGATTAGAACCTTCAAAGAATTTTGCAGGAATTACAGTAGAATATGAACCAGAAATATCCTCTGAAGTAACTGCTTCTTTGTCCATTTCATAGAAGAAGATCTTCGTACTAGCAATACCAGAAACTAGGAAGTATCCTTCAGCAGAAATGTTAGTTGTACCTTGAACAGCAACAGGATCACCGAGTTTAAGATCCATGTCGACGCCAACAGTAACTTTAACTTGTTTCGAACCATCTGTTGTAATAATAGAAACCAAATCTTCAAGTGGAGTGTCACCTGAAGTTGAATAGATTGTAGGAATGTTTAACACTGTTTGTAGTGTTTCCCATTTAGATGACTGTAGACCGTATTCGAAGTCGGTATCGATCAAGTTTTCTGGATTCGATACACGCAACTTGTTAACTGGGTCGATCATTGCTTCTTCAAAGCCGATTCGTGCGAAGTCTTCTTCTACGAAAATTTGAAGAATATCGTCAGCTGTTGCAGACATGTTCGCAGTATCGTTCAATGACAATACAGTATTTACCTGTGTGTAGTCATCGTCTACGTCATAAATGACTGAAGTATAACCTGCAGTTGGATCTGCGAAGTTATATAAAATTTTATTTTTGGTTACGTTCGTAATCAGTAAGATACGTTCTGCTGGATAATTCCCTGGAATCCCAATGGTATTATTAGCAAGGTTAATTTCGTATCCAAATGGAATGAGTTTCTTTGGCATTTTTATCCTCGGTTCAAAATTTCTGGTTCTTAATCGTTAACGTATCTAGGAACATCTTGCGTAGATACAGGTTTCTTGTATACACCATTAGGTGCTACAATAGCATACATTCTATTTAGCTTTCCTGTAATCTCGATTGGTTTATCAAAGATCGCTAAGTTTATAATCTTATACCTTTCGGTACTTTTATTATTTAGTTTTATTCCATCGTCTAATGGAACAAATTTCAAAGTATTACTTGGCTGGATAGTATGTTTGTAATCTTCTTTATCGACCACATAAGAATCACCATCCCAAATAATATTGTCGTAAGGATCGGAGATGCAATAAAATACACTCTCATCACTTACGGTTTTAAGTCTAACGTGAGTTTTACTCGCTGTTGCAAGTATTTCCTCTTTTGGTGGTAGAGGTTTGCCAAAATAATCGACACGTCCCTCGTATCCGTCCATCAGATAAGAGTAATGAAACCTCACGTTTGGTCCCATAACTCCTAATTCTTTTTTGCTGTCCCAATCACAGATAGATAATAGACCTGTTTTGAGAACTGTAAAGGTGCAAAGTTCGACAGCTGGTATACCAATCCATCCTTCTTTGCCTTGTTTACCTGTTGCCTTTTGTAAAATGAAATGCTCGTGTCTAGATATCGCCACGACTTCCCATTGCCATTCGTCAACCGATTGTACAATCATAGTATAATCACACCTTTATTTAGTAATCTTTAACCACCTAATGCCACATTTAATGCAATAGATAGCGATTGAGCATTGATTGGATCCCATTTTAATCCATCGTAAATCTCTTGTCGATTTAACGTTTCGTTAAAACGAATATCCCCTTTTTTAGGAACCAATGGACGATCAGTCTGAGGTCCAACTGCAAGCGTAGTGTTATTACCTTGCAACTCAATGTTGTCTTGGATCCCCTTTGATTTAACTTTACTTAGTGCCATTTGTTTCCTCTATTCTTTATTTAGGTTACGTTTTAGAGATATATGTAATCGTAACGTTAATATCTTGTCCAGTGATTAAGTCAGAATGCTGCATTAAAGAGCCATCTTCTTTAACAATATGACAAGTTGTAGTGTTTGGAATACCTTTACTATAAAATGTAGTCGTTCCAGTATCCATTTGAATTGTGCCAACGCATTGAACTGCAGTGTTGTTTGTAATTGCAGGCAAGTCGTCAATAACAACATCTCCAGTTAATCCACCAAAGGTAGTAGCATTAAACGTCATACAAACGTGAACCATTCTACCAATCTTAACGTAGTTACCCTCATTTGTAGTCCATGTAATACCAGCAGAAGAGGCACCAATATGGAAGTTTGGTGTAAATGTTCCTTCAGAATAACTGTCTAGTGTATTTGCGTCTGTCGAAAGAACTGGTACACCTGGAAATTTAAGTTGACCACCAGCTAAGAAAATAGAACTAGAGTCAAATTGAATTGGTGATTGAATAATTTGTGTACCAAAAGTATCAGTATACAGTGGCATTGCTCCAAGAGCATCAGTAATCGCTTGTGCGTTCTCGATGTTATTGGCTTTAATAGTATTTAAAGCAATCTTAGCACCAGTTACTGCTCTATCTTGTAAAGATCCTGTTGTTAAAGATCCATCAACGAAAGAGTTTCTTGATACAGTACTAAACCCTAAGTGAATAACATTAACTTTAATACCAGCAACAAGTGGTGCGGAAAGTCTTAATGTTGTTCCACCAATTAATTGATAGTCAACAGTATCAGTTTGCACCTGTCCGTTAATTGTAACGATAATTGCTTGAACTGAAACTGGCTCTTTACTTAAAAGGAAATCTGTTTGGTTTGTTGTCGATAAGTATTTATCAACAGTAAACGTTTTTAAATTATCAGACAGTGCTAAGTCAGTTACTGATCCAGCTGATGGTGCAGTTTGATAGGTTGCTCCACCTAAGTGACTGATATAAATTTTTTGGTTTAATTCTGGAATACCATTTAAATGAAGTAACTGATATGAAAGTGGTTCAATACTTACAATATTAAAATCACCACCTTTTAAATTTTCATAAGTTACTGTTCCAGTATTAGCATAGTTTACTGATTTTGGTTCAAAGTATTCTGTTGCGCCAGTTTGAAACTGTCCGTCTGTTTCTTTAAAGATGTCAATATAACTAGAAGTCGCATTTGCAACTACACCAGTTACTGCACCTTGTACAATTCTATCAGAGATTTTAGGAATCTCAACCTCAACACCAATAGATGCTGCAACGTAATAATCTGCACCTACTCCAATTGGAGGAACATCTGATGCTTGTTGTGAAGCACCACCATAAGCAGTTATAAAAATATAATCTCCACCTGAAATTCTAAATCTTAGATAATCAGTGGTTGAATTTGCAGTAAACGATCCACTATTAACTAGACCAACAACAGTATAATTTGAACTATCAATTTTATCGATAGTCATTTCAGCATTAACTATGTTAGTCGAAATATTTACTTGTTGTAATAAAATAGTTCCAGCTGTGGCAAAAACAGTGGCAAGATCATACAATTCAAATGGTGCAGTTACACCAGTGTTTGATCTTTTAGCAAGGGGAATAGTTGTAACGTTGTTTTCTTGAATACCAGAGATAACTAAACGATAGGCATGTTCAACAGTATACGCAGTTACAGGTTCCTGTATTACGTTGTCGATAACGACTAATAGATTAGACTCAAATCCTCCAGGAATTTCTTGTGCTAACAAATAGTCTTTTTGATAACCATTACAGCTGAACTCGTCACGTGGACGAATCTGTGTATTGAGTTTTTCAATAACTGATGAACCAATATAAGCCATGTTTATACGTCTTCTAAAATTGAAGCAACTGCATCTAAAGATGTGGTCGCTGTTGAAATTATTTTTATTGTGTCATTGTCTGCTAACACGATCTTTTGTCCAGAGATAATCTGTAAAGTTCCACCTACTGGGACTGGAGCATTTTTTACGATGTAATAATCGGCTCCCCCTTTAGTAATGAAAGCACTACAAGATACTGCGGAGTTAGTCGTATTACATACATCTAGTTCGATACAAATAGAATTCTTCGTAGCAGGAGCACTGTAAAGTGTTACTGCAGAAGTTCCAATGTCTCGAGCAAGTGCGTTCTTAAATACGTTTGCCATTTATTTACCCCAGTGCGATAGAAATTGCTACAGAATAACCTCTTGCTTCATTGACTGCATCAACTAAGTTATTATTACCTGATTCGATTTGAGCGATATCACCAATGTAATCTTCTTGATTATTGGTATGAGTAATAACTTCGTTAGTTCTCTGCCTCCACTGATCAAAAGTGTTTGCCTGTGTAACTTCTGTTATTGTTGTTTGTTTTGCCATTTTAGTTATCCAACTAGTTTATGTAGAAGATTCTTAATCTCTTCTAAATCCTTCTTCATACTATTTATTTCACTTCTCATAGACTCTTTTTCTTTTACGGAGTCTACTAACAATGCTTTCTGTCGCTTATACGCAACATATGCCTCGTTGTCCACATTAATTACACCACCATTAGAAGAATCTTTTCTTAAATGAGTGTAGTCTTTAATCTTAGCTAAAGCCATTAACTATGAGCCACCACTCTTAAATTTTTAATCTTAGGAATGTAAGTCGTATTGCTAGACTTCATCACAAACTTAACTTGTAAATTTGTAAAGTCAGTAATATCATTTACATTTACTTCTCTTTCAGTAAAGAAGTCTACTGCAGATTTAGATAAAGATGTAAATCCTGCATTAGTCCATTTTAATTTGCTTAAATCTTGGTCACCATTCCATACACGATAGTAAACTATAATATCTGTATTTTGTGGAATCGTAGCATCAAACAACATACGAACACTGTCAGCTGAAGTAGAAAGCGTTAATGGTCTTGTTACATAGTTAGCCAAGTTTGAAGAGCCAGTAGGAGCAAAGTCATCTACGAAACTCTTAAGCTGATTCACTGACCAGTTTAGATTTGGTTTACGTACGAACATCGCCTCAGTAATAGCAATCGTTGCATTTGAAGTCAACGTAATAGATCCTGCAGCAACTGACTGAACAGTACCAACTACTTTTCTTTCTAATCTTTCTTCACTACCACCATCTGGATTTACAACTTCGTAAACAGTAGATGATACAATCTGATCTCCTGCTGTAATATAAGCAGTATTATCATTCGTTGAGGAAATGCTTGTGCTAGAAGTACTAGAAGTTTGTGAACCACCTAATTGTAATTCAATCCAGTCATTTACTAGATTTAGATAAGCAATAGATGGGAAAGTATAGAAAGGACTTGCTAAAGTAATTTCTACTTTGTTACCATCAGCACTACCTGCGAAACGTGAAGAATCAGAAGACTCTGTAACATTATTTATCAAATATGTTCCGTCAATTTTAGAAGACCAAACACCATTGATAGTTAATTGAGATCCGATTTGTGCGTTTTGTAAAATATTGTCTGCAGCATCAACCCATGTTCTAATTACACCAGCACCATTGACGTTTTCAAACTCTAACCAACCACGTGCTACAATCTTGTAAGCTGAGTTGCTAGAAGTTATCAATGATACTGTAGTTAGATCTAGATCGGTGTCTGAGTTAATTGTTAGAACAACACCCACTGCATCGTTACCGATACGTAGAGTTTCTCCAACTTTAACTTGAGTTGTAAATTGTGTACCTGAACCAGTTACATTGTCGCTTGCAGTGTTAACTGTAATAGTACCACTACCAATTACATAGGTATCAGTATCAACAACTGAACTATCTTCAATAAGTGTTAGCGTATCAATCGCAGGAACGTTTAGATCAGAAGCAGTTTTATTACCAACTAGGTTTTGAATTGCATAAACAGAAAGTTTTTGCATATCAATTACTGGAGATACGTTTTCGTTATCTGAACTAATTACTGCGTGAAGTTGTAGAGATGGTGACTTCAACAATGGAGTCGTTGTCACCACTCTTTGATTTTCAAAAGATTTAATAACTTTACGAGAGTCAAACACATAATCTTCGTTTGCAACGATCGGTAATGTTCCAGTACGAGTACCACTTGTGTCCTCAGCATTCACATACCAAGTGATAGAAGTATCTTGGAAGTTTAGATCGTTTGACTTCAAGAACATATAATCCATGAATAATTGTCTAGTCGCTTTTACACTTTGTCCACCATAATTACCTTTTACAAAGTTGGCAGTAGTTCCACTTAGTAAACTGTTTCCAGAAGAATCTGTAGTTTGTAGTGCGATTAGGTATGAGTCTTTAGTAATACCAGTAGCTAGTACAGTGTGTGAACCATTTAATAGATCATCACTTGCACCATTGGTAGTACTGTTAGCACCATACAATCCATCAGCTACACCAGAGATAACAACTAGATCACCTGCAGCAAATCCATGGTTTGAATGAGACACACGAACAGTTGTAGTGTTAGGTGTGAACTCAAATGGATTCTCAGGTAAATTCATTACCACTGGAGCACTTGCTTTTAATTCAACGTTAGCACTTGCATCAGTATCAAACTTACATTTCTTCATATTGAATTTAAGATCTAATAAAGGATTGATCTCAAATTCTCTTGAGTTTTGTGATAGGTATAATGAGCCAGTTAATGGCTGACTTGTAATAATATTGTTTGTTTGTAAATCAGTTTTACCTAATTCAGAGATGAATAACTTCGCTCCAGGTTCGTCAGTCTTAACGACAAGAGCATAAGTTTCATTGTCCTGTAAGTATACAGGAGCATCGAATGTAAAGGTAGTAGAAACTGAACCATTTTCTGAAATATTAATCTGTGAAGGATCTTTAGTTACAGTTGTAAATGGTAAAATCTTAGAAGTAGGAACACCATTGTTAGTTGTTCTTAATTCAACAGTTACTGGACGATTACCTGTTTCTTGGAAGAATAAATCTACGCTAGAAATAAATGCACCACCTAGTGATGATACTACAAAGGTTTGTGCAACTGGATCGTGTCCTGTCCAATAGCTGTATAGTAATCTTGTTGAAGTAGTTGTTCTACGAATTGGAATCGATTCATATAAACGATCTTGTACGAATCTAACATCTCGTGAGTTAACAACAGTACGTTCTTTTTGTAAACTCATACCAGTTGAGTAGTAAGTAGCAAAACCTTTTGAGTCAAAGTTGGCATCACTGTTGCTAACGTTGTCAATAAGTTTAAATGATCTCTCACCAGTACGGAAAGTATTTTCAGGTAGATAGAAGATACCTACAGCAGATCCCCATGAATCAGTACGAACAGCATCGCCGATCGCTTTCATAGTTGGAGCAGTTGTAGTTGATGTTCCACCATTGATTGAAGTAATCGTTACTCGGTTTCTTGCACCAGAGCCAAGATCTGCTTCACCAGTTAATTGTTCGCCAATAGCGAAACCATTCTTAATATTAACTACGTGAACATCAATAACAGTAGAAGAATCTTCAACACCACTAAACGCAACAACACCACTTGCTTGTAATCTTAATAAACGACCACCATCACCAGCAGGGTAATTAGTAGTTGCATAAGAATCAAACGCAGAGATAGTTGAACCATCTGTGCTTGTTAAAGTTAAAGTAGTTCCATTAACAGCACTTACTTTAAAGTAACGTCTGTTTAATTGTTTAGAGTGAGTAGTATCGACAGCTGTTAAAGTAGTCTGTGTTCTGTTTTGTTCAGTAAAGTATGAACTTACATTTGGACTTGGTCTTGCAGCATCAAAGTTATACAAGAACACGTGATGTCCTGGAAGAATACCAGCAGCATCAGCAACTGTCATTGTAAATGAACTTGCTCCTAAAGGATCAGTAATGTGTGTAATAGTTTGAACTACAGTTGGAGTATGTGTACTGTTTTTAACAATATCACCACTACCAAATGCTGGCTCGATTACACCATTGTATGATCTTGCTGGATCGTCAGCTAGAATAGTTTGGCTAACAAAAGTTGGATCAAAGTTAATATTAGTTGAACCAACAATTTGTGTAACTTTAAATACATCAGCTGGACGAATATTATCAGCATCTACTCTCTTATCATCAAAGAAAGCATAGAATCTTGTATCAGATTTTAGGTTCTTAACTGCAAACAATACTGGACGTGGACGCATGTAAGGTAGATAAGAAATATCTACTACACGATCACCGTAATCGATTGAGTTAGTTTCGCCACTTAATGAAGTTCTAATTCCTTCACGTGATGAAATACCAGTGTCTGTTCTAACAGTTTCTTGATATCCACGAACTGTTTGACGACGCTGGTTTGGATTACCAGTTTGGAAAGTACGAGTAGAACTACTAGATCCTGTCCAGTTATTCTGCCATTCACCCCATTGAGTTCCTGTTACGCCTAATTGTTCTGCCATGAATCGAATAGCATCATAGCCATTGTCATCTGTAACTTGTAAGTCTGGACGACGATCAGTGTCTTTCCAGTTGTCGCCCTCTGGTGAAAGAATTACCTCACCTTTGAACGCACCAATTTTGTAAGGGTTAATATCAATTGAACGAGAAGAGTTTGGATTAAAGATAAACAATTCTTCAGTGTAAGGTAAAGTAATTAAATCACCAGTACGCTGATAATCTCTAGTCGCTCTTTGTTGTGCAGATTCTAAATCCTCAATAACTTCTAAAGCAGAAGTAAAGTGCATTGGACGTAATTCACGTCTGCCTATATCAACTGCAATTTTATAGTCAGGATGTTTTACGTCACCAATTCCGTGACCAGTAAATTGATCTACAATAAATCCGTTTTTAAATCTATCAATACCAGTAGTACCATCTTTAATTGATAGTTGCTCTGTTTCTCTTTCAAGTAAGTTTAGAGAAACATAGTATTCTAGATTCTTAATTCTTCTTTCTAGATGACCAATATCACGCATTGTGTAACGACGATTATCTCTTTGATAAACTTTTACATCAGATGCAGATTTAGTGTAGGCAGGTAGCATAACAGTTGCTAATACCATACCCTCTTTTGGATCTTCTGGCTCTTTAGGATCAAGAGCAGGAACACCAGCGATAACATTAATACGACCGACTGAATCTAATACAACCTTATCAAATCTTGGTAGATAGTAAGCAAGAGAAGTATTGAAGTCCGTTCCAATTTTTGGAATCTCTGGTTTGAAACTGTTTAGTCCACTAATTACTGGACGATAATCAATTACGTCGTGTAAGTATACTTCTTCAACTGTGCCATCATTAGCACGAACTTTGAATGAAGGAATATCTTCGTAATCAATTGTAGTATTGTAAGAGTCTGCAGAGAAATAGTTACCAGAACTACTATAAGCAAAATAACGATACTTAACTTGTAAAGCACCAGTAGGAACAGAAGCACCCTCTTTAAGTACTAAAGCACCAGCTTGATAGTGAGTTGAACGTTGACCACTGTCTAACGTAAAGTTATTAGTAATATCTACAGAGTTTGCTGCATTAAATGTAGCATAGTCTCCTGGAGTCATTAAAACTTCAGTGACTTCTAAAATATCAGCATGAGGAAGAATAACATTCTTCGCAGTTACAGATTTCTTAGTTGTAACAGTAGCAGTGTAAGCAGTTGCAGTTTTAATTTTCTCTGCTGCTTGAACACCGATTTGTAGAATTGAAGCAATTAAAGTGTATGAACGACTTGCAGTTAAACTAGCTAATGAGCCAGAAATAGTAATTGTTTTTCTATTTGCGTCGTCATCAAAACTAATCATTGCTGAAGTAATGTTTACGATTTGATCAGTAACATTATCGAACAATGTAAAGTTTGCTAAGTCTTGATCGCTCAAGAAGAATTCGTTTGTATTGGTCAAAGTAAATGACCAGTCAGTCGTTACTGAATCAGCTGAAGCAGTGATTGTACGACGAACAGTTTGTGTACTTGACTTAACAGTATCTTGTCCTGTTAGATTATCTTTTCCACGTAATGTTTTTGTATTTTGATAACCTGTTTTAAATAGGAGTGTATCGTATTCAACATCGTAGAGTCTTGAATCACCACGAGTTAAAGTTTGAGCACCACCAGTACCTGCTTGTGGAGCAGTTAGGTTTGAATCAATAGTTAATTCTGTTTGACTTGCGATGTTAGTTACGAAACCAACGAAGTTACCACCAAGAACGATAGCATCACCAACTTTAAAATCAGTTAGGAATTTAGTACCGAAACCAGTAATTGTTGCACTGCCAGATGTTCCAGCAGCAGTACCATTAACTAATACACCACCTGAGCCATATTGTGCTAGGTTTGCATAGAAATCGATTGTGCCAGTATTGCCAGCGTCAGTAATCCATTTTGCATCACGCTCAAAAGTAAATCCTTCTTCCATTTGAATATCGAAGAAAGACATTTTGTAGTGAGCACTATTAGTATAAACTGAACTGTGTAATTGGAAAGATCTAACTCTAGCTGTACCAACTAAACCAGTTTTGCCTACGTTTGTAGAAGTACCAACTGTTGGAGGTGAAACCCATGGATCAGTACCATTCCATAAGTAAACTGTTTCAAAGTTTACAAGATCTGGAACACCACGAATAGTATCAACTAATGCGTAGTTACCAACTGGAGTACCAATAGGTTGATCATCTAAACGAACAATATGTCCATTCTCAACACCATTAATTGGTCTTGCTTTATTAACTGCAACGTATTGTGTAATTGTTCCTTCAACTTCGTAACCTTGTACGTATGCTTTTCCAGGATCTACAACTAATGCGATTTGATTAGTGTTACCGTAAGTCTTATCGGTTAATGCACCACTTGATGGACGTGCATCATAAACACCATTGTTAACTCCATCGTCTAAATGTTCACGAACAGATAAACGGAACTTGTTAACTTCGTAGTTACCAGATTCGTCATAGGTACGACGAGCAAAAGTTTTTTCTAATTCAGCATAACTTGTCTTTTCAACTTTGTGCTGAACACGACCATCAACTACACGTAGCAACTCAATAAATTTAACTGAGTCGGTAGTATTAAGTGCTAGTCGTTTTAAAGCTAAATCAATTTTATAACGATGTGCTCCAGGAGCAGCATAGTTATTTGATCCTTGTGCGTTGTCGTTTAATGAAGTATCATCTTCTGGTGTTACGATTTGTTCAAGTACTTCAAATCCAACACGTGCTGTAGGTTTATTATTAAATCTACCAATGTATAAGTGTAATTCATCGTTTTGAACGAAGAATCCATCAATAAAGTAAATACCTTGTTTTACTTCAACAGCGTAGCCATAACCTAGTACATCTGATGCTTCATTTTCTGTGTATGAAGTACCAACGTTACCAGTGTCACCGAATGTTCTAATTTGAACAGAAATGTCACCAACTTGGCTTGTGGTTAAACGATAGTTAGCAGTCGTTGTATTGTCGCTTGCAAGTGCAGTAAGAGTTTCTCCAGGAATGAATCTCTTAGTTACTCCATCATCAGCTGTGCTTTCAATTTTGAAATACAACGTAGCAATATCGCTGTCTCCAGCAACCATACATCCGCACTCAGATGTATCAACAACAAGTGCTTTCACACCTGAAGTTACTCCAGTGACAATTTTACTACGGAACTGTGTTAGGTAAGATCTAACAGATTCGTTATTATACAAATCTTCGAGTTTAGCGAAGTGGACTTGATTATCAACGTTAACTGATCCAGGAACAACCATTGAACCATTCTTGAAGACGTGATCACCAAAACGTGATACTT